ATCATCAAGACACCAAACCAACCTACATATAGTCTGTTGTTTGTGCTTGTAACCCAGTCACAGAAGCTTTCCCAGTTGGAAGTTTGACTTCCTCTTGTTACTGAGATAGCTGCCATTAAAATATACCGGGGATGATTTGTCCTGTTGTTGCGTAAGCACCTACTGCTGCTACGAAACCAAGCATTGCTGCCCAGCCATTGAATCTTTCTGCTTCGTTTGTCATGATTGGATGTTTGTTAATTGGATAATTTGGAATGACTCTAGGTGGAGTCTCATTTGGATAAATGTTTATGAGTTTATCTGTCATTTCTTTTTCTTTTTGGGTGATTTTTTCTTGTAAGGTTTTGCTGTTTTCGCTGACTGTTTAAAGTTAGCGGCGGTGGGAGAGCCCTTAGAACCCACCTTTCTCATTGTCTCACCAGAGCCAGCTTTGATTCGCTTTCTCTTGGCGTGTATGTTTGCATACAATCCTCTTTTAGCCATAGTTATGCTCTGGGAAATAGATCATCAAGTAGTTTCCTACCTTTCTTTTTATTTTTTTTAGAGCCTGCATCTTTTTGAAACTGCTTATCTTGACTTTCGTCATAAGCTGCATCTCTTACTGCTCTATAGGACGGTTCATCATCAAGACCCATGGCAAGCTTGTTGCCTTTCTTTTCTTTTTTGATAATCTTGTTGGGATCATCGTCCTTCATTGTGTACTGTATAGCCATGTATCGTCTCTATAATAGTGCGTGATCACTAGCATTTCCACTTACGCAGAGCCAACGCTTTACGTGTAGGTTTGCCGTTAGGTTTTTTCATTGGTCCTTTTACTCCACTCATGCGAGCACAGAAAGAACGTTTACGTGCACCGCCTCCGGGTTGTGGTGCTTTGAGGTTAGAGCCGGTAGCAGCATTGTACTTCTTTCTACCGGCTGCTGTCAGTCCGCCTGAGCGAGACTTATGCTTGCCCATCTTGAGACTGACGTTCTTTTTCTTTACAGCCATTATGCTACGTTTGGTCCGTTAGGGTTTCTCTTTTTCATTTTCTCAAGTCTTGCTTGACGCAGCATAAGAGAATTTATTATTTTATCTTGCTCAGGAGTTGTTTTAGTTTTACCTAGGTCGGTATCCGTAACGTTGCTTTTACCTTTACCTTGATAGTAAGAATCTCCGGGACTTGATATACGATTTCCCATTATTTTTTCCTCTTATTTTTCATGATTGCAGCCGCAACTTTTGGTCTTTTTTTTGCGAGTGCGGCTAGCCCCTTTGGGACCTTCTTGGCTCCGCTACCTCTCTTCATTTTTTTTCCTTTAGCGTCTTTACCGCCACCATAATGTCCGGGCATAATTAAAAGTCCAAATTAGATCTGTCGAGTTTTTCGATAACATCTTGCCTGTAGGCAGGGTCGCTATCATACCTTCTGTCATTCATAGCTGATACTAACTCAGCTTGACTACGAAATACATCACCACTTGCTGGTGGTGCTGTTTTACCTGTAACCATTCTACCTTCTACTCCGTTAGCTTTGTCATACTCTGCCTTTAGTCCAGCGACTGCGAGCTTGATAGCCTGTATGCTACCAGTACCAACAACTTCATCAAAGGCATCTGTCTGTGAGCTATCAAGATTACTCTTAGCCCAGTTCACAACATTTGCATATGTCTGGTCGCCACCGACTGACTGTTTAATCTCAGAAATTTGAGATTCAGATATGTCAGCGGTTTCTGTTTCAGCCTGTGCTGGATTGCTAGCGTTTAGTTCGATGTAGGCTTGAAGTAAATCTGCACTAGACATTTCTGAAAACTTAGCTAAGGTCTCATCAGATAATTTGTTATCATTGTCATAGTATTCTTTTTGTGCATCTGTTATAAGGCTAGCACCTTCAGAGATTTTAGGCTCGTCAGGTTGCTCGTCTGTAGCACTAGCTGTTTCTGTCTCTTCTTTATCTTTTTCACCCAGTTTACTTTGTAGCTCCATGTAAGCTTTCTCAAGCTCTTGAGCGTCCTTATACTTTCCAGCTAACAGTTGCTCCTGTTCGGCAACCATCTTTTCACCGACGGCAAGAGAGTCTTGCTCGTCAGTGGTAAGGTTGTCAGTCAGGGTTTCTGTCTGTGGTGAAGTGTCTACTGTAAATGTGTTAGTCTCTGCCATTTATTCTTGTGGTGGTGATATGTTTTGTAATACCTGTGCTGCCTGTTGTGCTAGTTGTGGATTTTTTTGTGGGTCCATAACTGGTGTACCAGCAAGTTGTCCAGCCTGATCGACGAGTGACATTTGTGACTTGTCTTGCATCATCATCTGTTTCTGCTGTTGTAGTTCGTCTTCTGTTCGTACAAGATTCAGAACGTCTATACCTTGTGCAGCTGCTAGGCGTTTGATTGCTTCAGTTGGATTAATAAATCTCATCAAAGCTTCTGGTCCTAGTGTCTGTGCAATAGTTCCTATAAATCTAGTGAGGGATTCGTTGTCCTGTCCTCTACCTAGACTGTTGATACCAGCTACTATCTTAGGTCTGACGACATCTTTAGGTAGTCTTGGTATCTGATTAGATCTCTGTAATATTAACAAAGTTCTATTGAGGTAGGGTACTAAAAACTCTACCGTTAGTAAGCTGAACAGTCCGCCAAGGGATTGCTCTAGCTCTAGCTGAGTAAGTCGTACTTCTTCAGCTGTAACTCTCTCTGCGTTTCTCACATTCATCACTAAGAAAGCTTCAAGTATTCTTCTTTCTATTGTTGCCGATAGCTGTGCGGCTGTAGCAAAGTCGGCTGTTTTACCTACCTGTACTACGCCCACATCTTCTGGTCTACCCTGTATGATAGCTCCGTTACCAGCTTTGGCTAGTGTTCCGGGTTTGGTTGTCGCAGATGGTGAAACGAGAAAGACAACTTTACTTGCCACACTCGCACCTTCTACAAGAGCTTGGGATAATCCCTCGAGACTTCTTAGATCTCCGATAAACTCTTCTACTCTACCACGTCCGTAGTCCTCTCCGTCTACTGTATTGAATCGAAGCACTAACCATGGTGATGCGTTCTTCGGTGCTGTACTCTGGCTACCTTCTAGGATCATTCCATCCACTTCTTGATGCCATCTCCAGCTACCGCTGCTCTCATCCATCTTAACACAGGTGTATACCTCAGCGTCGTCTTCTTCAGCACCGTATTCGCCTACTGGCTGTTCGTTAGGTGGGGGTGCTATACCCAAGACCTTACGACTTACTAATTCTTTTGTAAGTATTTCTATTATGTTACCATTACCATCTCTTTCTACAACATATCTGTTTAGTGGATAGTGCTTTAGACCATCCTTGCCCATGAAAACAAGGGCATTGCCAGATACGATGAGATGTTTTAAAGCTTGATGTACGACAACACGGTCACTAGATGCAGCAATGTAGTCCATAATCAATCTCTCTATCTTGGAGAATGATAGGTCTAGTTCACTACGCATCATAGGATCTAGTGTTTCGCCTAGCTTATCGTCTCTTACCTGTAGTTTGAAGAAGGCTGTTTGTGGTGGTAGTATTGCAAGCATGAGTTTTGCTGCAAGTGTTACCACTGCCTTGGCTCCGACTGACTGGTATGGTTGGAGTAGAGTCTTTTTGCCTCTAGCATCGTCATCTTGCCTAACAAGATATGGTAAGGTAAGTTCAGAACACTCAACGGCTGTGTCTAGAAACTGTGTTCTACCTGACGTTAGCATTGAGTATCTTTCTCTTGCCTTATACATTTAATCCTCCACTACCTCCGGCTGCTTCTCCTCCGGCTCCTGTGTTAAGGTTAATTTTAAGAGCATCTGTACCTTGTCTTTTAGCTGCTCCTCTAGTGTCTTTAGTTTCTCTTCCAGATCCTGTACCGTATTCTACATCGGCAATATCTTCTGGATCTACCAACTCTTTTTTACCGGGAAGCTGTGACTTACGAACTAAGTCTGGCTGTCTAGGTTGAATAGGAGCTGGTGTTGATATAGGGGTTGGTGGCCCGGGATTACACATTGTCTTCGTTTAAAATAGATTTTATATATTGTACCACTTCCTGTTGTCCAGAGCGATACATGATGGAGGCTAAGTCCTCCTTGGGGTGGACGGGATGCCAAGCGAACTTGGACTCCAGATCCTCTACTAATTTCTCTAGTTTATCTGAGTGGAAACTAAGCGTATTGAGGGAGGTTGGTGTTTGCATGTTCAAAAAATGCTGGCATACGAGCTGCTTTTGTGTCAGAAAACTGTGGGGCTTTGCCCTGATACATTAACTGATCGCTCGCATCTAGCCAGAATTTTTTGCTTAAATATTTATCAGTATGATTTTCTGTTAGGGGTTGTAGTACCCATTGTATAGTTGCCTTCCGAAGCTTATCCAAAGAAGAGCTAGGAACAAGCCCCAACTCAGCACATACGAGAGAAT